GCCTCGCCACGATGGCGGGAGATTGTTCCCGTAGACCACTGGCTCGGCATAAGGCAAATTATTTTGAATTTCGATTCGTGTTTTGCTGACCTTCACTTGACGCCAGTTGCCGCGCAAAATCCCTCCAGTAGTGCGCTCTCTCAAAGCTCTGCCCAAAGGAACAGTTTTCCCGTCAACTTTGAAAAACTCAGGCATCGAATCGATTTCTGCTTGGGTGTAGTTGCTTACCGGAGTTTTTTCTACAACCTCCTTTGTCCAAACCTTCGCCGCAAAAATGACCAGCTCCTCAAGCTCATCTTCTGCAAGCTTTGAAATGTCGCCTAAGTCAATTTGCCGTGCCATTGCTATGCCCTCAAAATTAGCTCATAAGTGATTGGCTCATTGTCTTGCTCGATGGTGTCAAACTTTATTACTTCATGCGAAACACCAGAAATCAAAACGCGGTCTTGCGTTGTTGGCGCGGCTGCCGTGTCAGCAGCGGCAATGAGCAGCCGCTTATCGCCGGATTGGATCAGCCCATTCACTTCCCTAGCTGAAACGCCCTGCAACACGCCTCTAATCTCATTGCTGCTGATGCTTTCGCTGATCTGCCCTGTCGCCGTGTCGTAGGTGCCGCCAGAAACGGTCTGAACCGTGACTTCACCGCCTAAGCGCTTCATCGCTTTTTGTACTGCCTTTTGCAGCGACGTTGCAAGAGTCATTACTCACCACTAGGGAGAGGGCGTTCATAAGCAGTGATCTCAGCTGGTCGTTCAGCTGCAAGCAGTTCCATGCTGACTAGCAAGGCGAGACCGTCAGCCACACGCTCATCATCCAGTTCTACTGTCTCTGCTGCTGTTAGTTCATCAAGCAATGCTTTGACAGAATCAGCGGCTGCATCCTGGGCTTCAGATGCCTCAAGCACGCTCGCGTATTCAGCCGGTGAAAAACGTGCAAAAAATGCAGCACTTGTGATAACGCCGTAGCCGTTAGCGTCGGCGAAACGGTCGCCGTCCTGGCTTAACAGCCATACAGCATACGCCTCAGGCGTTTGGCCGACAGAGTTGGCGGCAAAGGTCAGCCCGTCGATAACGCGGGTGTTGGTCAGTGTGACAGAAAGAGTGTCCATGGTTCGGTCGGAAGCGAAGTTTGAAGAGGATGTCATCAGCCGACGATCCAGTTAGTACCGTCGCTAAAGACCGGCACAAAATTAGTACCACCGCCGACAACAGTTTGGCCGTGGTGAGAACTAAGCGTGCTAGTTGAGTCCGTAACAAAAGCCTTAGTGCCGGCACCAACAGTTGCGGCTGCAGTCAATGCGCCAACTGTTGTAGGGATTAGTTTTAAATAACCGGTGCCAGTAGAACCGTCGGTTACCTTGACGACACCTGCAGAGTCTCGGGCTAGGGCTAAATCGGTGTTTCCTCCAAAAATACTGGGTGAAAAACCAAGGTATGTGCCACCCAGTATATGAGGCTTGATACTTATTACAAATGAATTAGCACTAAGACGAAGTGCTTCACTGCCACTGGCAATAAGGTCTTGATTGTAACTTCCTGATCGCCCTATGGTAATAGAGCCAGCACTACCAAGGAGACTAACTATGCCTTCAGGTGTAACGCTAAATTTGCTCGCCCCACCAACCTGCAAATCCAGCAGTTTGCTGTCAGCAGCACTAGCAGTGTCAGTTGCATTTAACTTCAGCCCGGTAAAAGTTGTTGTTGCGCTATTCCATGTCTGGCTCAGGTTGAGGATCGGCGCGTCTGTCGTAACGGTTTTGCCGCCAACGGTTAACGACCCTGCAGTGTCGTTGTAAGCCAGGCCGCTGTCACCGGCAAAACTCCCGCCGTCATTAAATTGAACTTGGGTGTCGGAGCCCCCAGGAGTGCCACCGCCACCGCCACCGGTTTGGTCAACCCATTCGGTGTCGTAATCAGTGTTAGAGGCTTTCGCCAGAACCTGGCCTGTAGTGCCCCCGGTGATAACCCCTACGCCGTCAGCTCCATCAGCTCCGTTAGCGCCGTCTGCCCCATCAGCCCCTGCTGGACCAGTCGCCCCGTCTGCACCATCAGCACCATCAGCGCCTGCTGGCCCCTGAGGCCCGGCCAACGTGCCTAGAGAAGTCCATGCAGAACCGTCCCAGACGTAGAAATTATCGTTATCTTCGACTAGATAAACATCGCCCTGAGTAGCGCCGCCGGGCAAGTCGCCGAAAGTCGCCACAGTCCCCAGGACTGCAAAAGCTGTGGCGCCAGCCCCTACCTCGTCGAGATTGCCTGTAAACGGGTTGAACTTATAGCCCATAACTAAACTTTAGCAACGCTGGAAAGGTTTCCACTTGAATAGGTCAACGTCAAGGTTGCCACCGTGGTACCTGACGCGCCTCCCGTCTTGAAAACTACGTCTTGAGTTCCATTGCTAGGCGCTGCAGCTGGACTGAATGAAACATAATCATGCTTGGGGATCTGCAGCCCTTGGACAACGCTGCTCGCGTAGCTGCCATCAGCCTGTCTGATAGCGGTGATGTCGTCGGCGTTGTAGCTGTAAGGCATGTCTTAGCTCCTTCTGATTGCGATGTTGCCTGGTCCGCTAATTCTAAGGCCAGTCAAATAACGCTCATACAGTGGCGGCACGCGGTCAGCTCCAATCGCGCCAGATGTAAGGTTTGGCGTGATGCTGATGCTGCCGATCGAGAGGCTCTTGTAATCCTCCAGACCGCTCAAGCTGATGCCGTCTTCGTTGTTGTGCAGATAAACCGCCAGCTCAATTTGAGCCCTCTTGATCTGGTCTGGAATCTCGGTGTCAGTGTAATAGTCAGCCGTGATCGTGAACGGGAAGCCGGTTGAATATCGGCTTGAGTAGGTGTCAGGCTTTCGCACCCCTGTTCGTGGCCATTGCAACGCCTGCGTATCAGTTGCCCGAGCGCCAAGGAACCGCTCACGGTCTAGCCGCTGCGTAGCGGCTGTCAAGGCCCTGTTCCGTGAGTCATCATTACCTGTGCCCCATTTCGAGGCATCAGAACTCAATACCATTGCATCAACCAACGCATCAGCGTCAGTCAGCGTCAGGTAAGAGTTTGCGTTTGCGGCTCCTGCTGTTGCGACGATTACTACTGCCATCAGTCGGTTCCTTTTTGCTGGTCTCCTCCGGTGCCGGAGCAGCGGCAGCCTTAGCGGTGGCTGCTGCTGCTTCCTGCTCCTTCGCCTTCCTTCTAAAAGCGTAGAGCCCCATGGTTATGAGGCTGCAGCCTTCATCACTGCAAAGTTAATGGCCACGACCTCACCAGCGGTTGAACCGAGGTTTGAGAGTGTGACATCGAAACTTCCTGCAGCAGTGGCGGACACAAACGCCAGATAGAGCCCTGTGCTCGCGCCAGACTGGACGCTGACCAGAACCACGTCACTAGCGGTAACAGAGCTGTTGGTGACGGTAAAAGTCACCTCAGCGTTACCGGCCAGTGATGCATCGTCAGTCGTGATAGCCCCTGATGGAGCGTTCACGGTTACGCCTGTTGCCTTGCTTGTGAGCTGAGTTACAGCCCCGCCGGAGGTATAGCCAATGGCCAGCCCGGCGGATGTCTCAAAGATACTTGCCATGATTGATCAATCCATTGAAGAAACGACGGTTGCACGCACGATTCCAATATTCTTGGTTTCGTACACTTTGCTCCAGTTGGAAGCAGTTGCTAACTGGGTGCGATTTGGGTTTGCATCAGTCACCGCCCACTTTGCGCCCACTGGGTGGTAGACGTAATGAAGATCGATTGACATTGCATCAGACTTTTGCAAGATGTCCCGGTCAGTTTCGGTCTGAATGCCAGCCTGCTCGCCGCTGCCAACGCTGCCCTGAGAGAACATGTAGACGGCGTATTCAGTCGATGCACCAGATCCAACGGTGTTCACATCGTCTGAAACCAGCACCCTCATTCCCAAATAGGTGGGGACGGTCACCTCTCCATAGGCGTTAGCGATTGACCCGCCGGATGCAGTTGCATCACCGCCGGCCACATCTGTTGCCTTGACGTAATCGACAGCGCGGCGTTCGACCAACTCGTAATAGGTCTTTGAGTGCATCACGATTGTGTTCAGCTTTTCGCCTTGATCACCGAGCAATGCACGGGCCTGCGAAACCTGACGGGGGCTGAGCGATGTTGGAGTATCGCCAGATTCACCGTCGATCGTTAGCTCAAAGAACGCGGCAGCAGATGACGTGTTGTTGACCGGGCCAAACACACCGCTGAGACATGCGAGCAAGTCTTTTTGACGCTGATGGTTCACATAGTTGGCCATCTTCTGGCCGATAGCGGCCATCGGGTCAGCCCCAGATGCCAATGCTGCTAAATCACGGGATTCAAACGCACGGCCACGATGGAGCACGACGCCTACTTGCTTGTCGGCTGTGATCTTGCCTGGAGTCAGTGAAGTTCTGTCTGACAGAACTTCAAAATCGCCAGCTAAATTGGCTGAGAAAAATGGCACATTGACGAAATCGCCGCCATCCTCAGACGCATCAAGCTGCGCCAATGGTTGCACAACACCGCTTTGCAAAAATGCGTCGCGCCGCGTTGATTCTTCGATCAAATATGGAGTAAAAATCTCCGGGATGATGATGTCACTGCGCAGAACCGCCATGACTAACCTCCTAAAAATGGTTGTTTATTTTTCGGGCGTAACCCTTCCGGCTCTGCGTAGCTTCACCTTCACTACATATTAGCGGCTTGCAGCATTCTTTAACCTCTCGTACAAATCACGATCTGTTTTATACAGTCGTGACTGCTCTGTCAGGTTGAAGTTTTCAGCACTAAACGGGTTCTTTGTGCCTGGTGTGATCTCACCGCTAGCCCTCGACGATGGAGCCCCGCTGCCCTGCGGCTTTGGTGCCTTTTGCATCCATGCCGGTGTTTTGGCCTTTGCCCATTCCCCAACGGGGGTGCGCTCATAGCCATCAACCACCACGACAGTGCCATCAGGCTCACGCTGTATTTGGTCGCGTTTCAACTGGGTGTTAAGCACCAGTTGAGGGTCATGCACCACATCAGACAATGCGCTGACGGCTGGTGCCATCAACTCAAGTTCTTGCACCCGATCGGTCAGCTCCGCGATCCGCTTGTCTTTCTCAGTAGCTGATTCCCTGAACTGCTGCTCAAGTGCAGCTTTGGCCTCGGCGTATTGGCCTTTGCTTTCCAGTTGGTCTTGCTCAGCCTTTGCCTTGAAGTCAATCAGGGCCTGAACGTCAACATCAGCAGCTTTTGCTTTGTTCAGCTTGCCAATCAGCTCATAATTCTTGCGCTCTAATGCTTCAACGCTTTTCTTTAGCGCCTCAACATCAGCTGCTGGTTGTTCTTGCTCTTGAGACGTAATCTCGTCGGTCATGTGAAACCCGTAAGGCTTATTTGCCTCACCACTTTACTTTATTCGCCCAATAGGCTGCAGAAGTTTTGCCTTTGGCGATGTTTTTCGCATGTCGCGCTTTGAATGATGCGCGTTTTGCTTTATCAGCAGCTGACTCACCTTTACGTGGCGGCTTTGGCTTTGCGCCTTGCATTCCAAACCGAATCAGCTTCGGTTTGCCGTCCGCCTTCACCACTACAGCGTGGCTTTTGCCGCTGGGATGGTTTGGCGTTCGGATCGGCTTGTTGTAACCGTCAAACGTATGGCCGCCGCGCTTGATGCTCACTTTTTCTTTGGTGCTGCCTTCAACTGTGATCGACGCTTCAGGACTGGGTTGCCTGTCGATTCTGATTTGAGTTTGACCACTGGATCATCAGCAGTGCCGACCCTAACGATGTTGCCACCTCTAGGGCCTTTGATCGCGGCCCTGGCCCCGCCCATTGCGGTAACAGTGCCAAACGTGCGCTTGCCTTGATAAACCCAGCTGACCCGTTGACCTTTTCTCATTTCTTCTTACCGCCTTTCTTGGTGCCTTTTGGCTTCTTATAACCGCCGCATTTCATAGCCAAGTCGCTGCTGCTCTCATTCTACGGTTGCCCATACCTTGCTTTGAGCTGCTTCAATGTCAGCTCTGAACCATCATTCGCGACAAACTTACGGATTGCATCTTCTGGCCCGTATTTCTTCACCAGCTTGTTCCAATAAGGGATCCTGCTAGGCCCCAAAACATCGCGCTTTACGTTGTCGCCTTGCTCCTGCAACCATTCCCCATAAGACTGATTCGCCGGAACCGTCCGCGTCTTGGCTGCTTTGCTCATCGGCCCTGAAATAATGCCCGGCCTGCGTATTGCGCTAGGTGGCGGTTCAGGCATCCCTAGCGCTGCATAATCGATCTCTGGGACGGTCGTTGATCTGCAGTTGAAATGTTGCGGGGGTGTTGGCCCCTTGCCGTACTCAAACACCTGCTGATCTAACGCCTTGCAGCGTGCCGAAGTTCGTGAATCCAGCGTCGCAACATATTTGTATTTCTCGGTGATCTCAGCGTTCGCCTTGTAGGTGGCCTGGCTGGTTGCGTTTGCCACCTGATTGACGCTTGTCCTAACCAACGTGTTCACCTGATGGTTGGCCACGGCTGTGAGCTGCCCGCCTGCCTGCGCTAGTTGCCGCACTGATAACGGCCCGAAATCAGCAAATTGCAAACGGCCCTTTAGGCGTTTCGCCATCTGCGGCCCTGAATCACCTGCTAAAAACCCAGACTGCACGGTTTTGGTGAACAGCTCAGCTTGAGATTCAGCGATCCCCCTGAATGCTTTCGATACGGTCGAACCGTTCGGCAAGGTGATTTGAGCGCCCTGCGTTGCTGTCAGCCTGAATGTTGCCGGTGATGGTCCTACGGCTTCCAGCAGGTCATCAGACAAAACATTCAAGCCAATCTCAATGGGGTCTGTCATCACAACGGCACGGGCAAAAGCAGGATCGATCTGCAGCGCTCTGACCTGATCAGCCAGCCGTTCTGGCGCCATCTCCAGCAGCTGCGCCCTGATGAACTGCTCCTCTAATACGGCCAGCCCCTGCAGCTCACCTGCCAGCAACGCGGAGCTTTCGCCAGCCCAGTTGTCGAGGCTTTCCCGTAGCTGCCTGACGATTTCTCTCAGCCTGGTTTGACGGTCAAAAGCTCGCTCATCTTCGACCAGGATCTGCAGCTCCGCGACAGCCTGCAAAATCAATCGGTTGTAAGCAATCGCAATCTGTTTGGCCTCAGCATTGCTGAACCTGTTCAGATCGACGGCATGACGATAGAACTCCGACGGGGTGCTCATTCCTGTAAGCCACCGGCAGCCGTTGCCTCCAGCTCTTCTTCAAGGTCGAACGAATCACCGAGCACTTCACCGGCCTCTAGCTGGGTCAACATCGTCGATTGAGTGATGGTGCCGGCCAGGTAGAGCTCAAGCAATGCTTTGATCTCGCCAGGGTCCATCCGAGCGCCCATGAAGTCCCTGTTGATCAATGCGCTGCCGGGTGATGCGTCGCTTAGATAATCAGCATGAAACCGCAGGCAGTTGTCAATCATGTCCTGCATATTTTGAGCGATCACCATCATCGTCGAATCGCCTTGGCTGCGATCGATGCGCTTTGACTCGGCTGTTTCGGCTGAAAGCTTTTGGCCCAGCACACTGGCCAGACCTAGCTCATTGATCTGCTTTTCGATCTGATCCAGCCGCTGGAACAATGCGTTGAAGCTTGCCCCACTCGGCTCGATGTACTGCGCCGATGCGCCTTCAGGCAGTGCCATCGCTTCATTAGGCCCCGCCGTGATCTCTTCTGCTGATTGCGGAAACCCAAAAATTGCCAGCATCGGAACTGCGGCGACGTGCAGGATGTTGTCTAAATCTGATTGAACTTGATACGCCTTGATGTTTAATTCACCGATGTCTTCCATCGGTGGCTTTGACTGTAGATAATTCACGCGGTTGCTATATGCAACTGAAAACGGAATTTCGTCTAGGCTTGTTGTACCTTCCTCGAACAATGTGTAATCCTTTTTGTCATCTTGCCTGAAAAGTTCATAACCGCCTGGCGTCAATACTCTGACTTGATTAACTGTTTTTTCGCCATATTCGCCATCAGGCTCGGTTACCTGTTCTTTTAGCCTGAGCTGAATAAGCCGAGGCTTGCCGTCTTGCATTTCAGTGCGCCAGCCCAAAATGTCCCTTGGCGTGTAAGCGCACCAATAGGGACTGCCGTTGCCATCTGTTGGCGCATCAACCAAAACGCCCACATGGCCATAACGGATCGCCTTACGGGCTGTTTCATACACCCAGGTGTTCAAATCATTGCCCTGGCGATCAATGTCAAATAGACCCTCTCTGATGCCGTCTGAGATGGAAGTGAGCTTCACCGGCTTCCGGGTAAGCATCCCGGCCAGTAGCCGCTCAAGCCTGACGTAATACGGTTGCAGCGTGCTGCGGAGCAATCTGTTCTGGTAGGCATCATCAGTCTCCCGAGGCTCTTGAGGGAGGTATTTACGGCCCTCTTTCCTGATGCCATAGGTGCCCGTCAGCAGGCATTCGATCAGCTCCCAGTGTGGTGCCTGATCGATCCATGCCTGATTCGGGTCGTAGACATTTACGGCCGTTGAGGTTTTAGTTCTATTCCGTGCCGTGGATTGATAGCCCAATGCTGCAGCCGCCTTTTGCTAACAGTTTAAGCCGGCTGATCTTTGATAATTTTGGCACGGCCATTTGCATCAACTTGAATCAGCTGATGCTTTCGCGGTTCACCGTGTTTTGGCTGCAGCAATCGGCCTACAGCAGTTACGACGGGCCGGGTCATGCTGTTGCCTCTTCACCGTCTTCAGTCAGCAGTTCGGCGACTGCGAGCCCGGCGATGATGTCGTTTTTGGCTAGTTCCAAAGCGCCGACAAGCTCAACCACGCTGAGCCCTTCAGTTTCTGCGATCAGGTCGTCAAGAGCGTTCAGAAATTCTTCCATGATGCTGGGGATGGGTTCGGCCCTAACTTAGCAAGAGGCATCAAAACAGGCATGGAAGGTCTAGACGTAAGCGCCACGGCGGACGATTGCGTGAGGGTGTGCCTGACAGAGGAAGGGATCACCAGCTGTTGCAACGTGTCGTCGTATCACTTGGTGGAATCGCACCGTAAGCAGCTGCAGCGAGCGAACGCAAGGAAAGCAGCGGATGCTTATGGCATTAAAAAGCCCCAGCGGCCCGAATCGCTGAGGCTATGAACCCACTTGCAATGAAGCCTGAGAACCCATTAACTCAGGCAACGTGCTGAGCGTAGCAGGTCAGCAGCTGCGGTCGATACGCACTAAAAAACCCCACTCCTTGCCGGGAGTGAGGTCTGGGGGAACCTATGAATGAAGCATCGTAGCAGGTCAGCTCCTGCGGCGTTTGGGCTTCCGGCGCTTGGCAGCATTAGCGACAGCCTTTTGCACCGATTCATTGACGCTGATCGGCTTGCCTTTGTTGCGAGCAGTTGCCGCAGGCTTCAGGATGAACTGCCTCGACCTTTCGTAAGTTCTTGAGAAATTCTCGTTACGCCTGCCAGGCATCGCCTTGCGTCCGCGTTGTGCATCCATCCTCGCAACGATCCGGCCAGCCTTTGCCTCGCTGATCTTGCCCACCGCTCCACGGCGCTTCGCTGCGGCCCGTGCGCTATTGGCCGTTACGTTTTTTTTGGCGCGTGCTGCCGTGAGCTTCTCGCC